GGGCCGACGGTGCCCCGATCATGCGCAAGAAATACGCCCGCCCCGCCGAAGCCGCGGCTTGGCTTGTGGCGCATCCCAATTGGTCACCCTACGCCATGTCTGCCGAGTCTAAGTCAACCGGCCTGTTCACCCAGTGAAAACGGCCCACGGGCGGAAGCAACCGGCCCGCGCCCAGCCTAAGAAGAAGATCAAGCGGAAGGCCCGTTCACGCCCGTGGTATTTCACGGCGGCGCACTTGCAGCCGGTCCCCGCCGACGATCCGGCCCGCGTTTACTTCGAGCACATCGCCGAAAACCCGAAGCAGCACAACCGCTGGATTCACCTCGCCGCCCGTCGCCACGCTCTCGACCTACAGTTCGCGGACAACGATCCCGCCTTCCCCTACATTTACGACTGCGCCCTCGCCGCTCGCCCCTCCGCTTTTGCAGAGCAGTTCAGCGGCCTCGAAGGTCCGCTCGCTGGCAAACCCCTAAAGCTGCTCAACTGGCAGCGCTGGATCGTCGCCATGCTCTACGGCTGGCGGCACCGCGAAGACCCGCGCCGGCGCAGGTTTAATTATGCCTACATCGAGGTCGCCCGCAAAAACGGGAAGACCGGCTTCGTGGCACCGCTCGGGCTTTATCAGCTCGGCTTCCCGCCACCCGGTGCACGCTGCGAGGTGTACTCGGTCGCCACCAAATTGGAACAGGCCAACATCGTGTGGCGCGATGGGTGCCGCCTGCTGCGCACTGCCCAAGGTTGGGCGCGGTTATTCCGTGAGCGGCACAACCGGCTGACTCATAACCCGAGCGATTCCGATTGGCGGCCGCTCGGTGCTGATAAATCCACCCTCGACGGCTTGCGCCCCGAGCTGGCCATCATGGATGAGCTCCACGCTTGGCCGGACCGTGGCCTGTGGGACGTCATCAATTCGGCGTTCGGTGCGGCCTTCTCGCCGCTGGTTTTGCAGATCACCACCGCAGGCGACAACCCCGAGGGGATTTGTATGGAGCAACAGCAGCGCGTCTGCCGCATGCTGGACTCGGTGGAGCGCGGCACCTACACCGGAAAAGAAGGTGACGCCGCGTTTTATTTTGGCGCCATCTGGACCACCGACGCCACCGACCGCTGGGATGATCCGGCCATCTGGATCAAGGCCAACCCCTCGCTCGGGGTGGTCAAGCCCTTCGCCGAAATGCACAAGCTCGCCGTGGGTGCCCGCGTATCGCCAGGAGCACGCCGTGAGTTTTTAATCAAGCAGCTCAACTGCTGGCAGACGACCGGCCCCGCCCGCTGGCTTGATCCCGCCCAATGGGCACGCGGCCACCCCGGCCAAGCCATCACCTACCCCGTCAGCTGGGAGCGGCTGCGCGGCCTGCCCCTGTGGTGCGGCATGGACTTGGCGAGCACCACCGACACCTCGGCATTTTGCGCCCTCGCCGTTGACCCTGCCGACCCCGAGCGGCTCCTGTGTGCGTGGAAATTCTGGTTACCCGAGGCGGACCTCTCAGACCGGATTTCGCGGGATAACCAGCCCTACGACCTGTGGGCGCGTGAGGGCTGGCTCGCGCTCACACCCGGCCCCATCAGCGACGTGAACCAGATTGAGCGCGATATCGTTGCCCGCCTCTCCGAGCTGACCGGCACCGTGCAGAACTTCGCCTATGACCCCGGATGGGCGCAGGGCCTAGGGCAACGCCTCCAGGATGAGCACGGCCTGCCCATGCTGATCTGCCCGCAGCGCTATACCCAGATGAGCACTCCTCTCGATGAGCTGGAGCGGCGCGTACTCACCGCCACCCTGTCGCACGGCGGTAACCCCATGGCCACGGCCCACGCCATCGCCACCACGGTGATCACCGGCACCGCAGGCGGGCGACTGCTGGCCAAGGGCCGCAGCTCGGGACGCATCGACGGCATGGCCGCGCTCGCCATGGCCTTTGCCGCTCGCCAGCACAGCATGACCGCGCCGGATCAAGGGGCGGGGTGTATCATGGTCTAAAAAGGGTGCTCTGAATTGTACGATCCGCGCCGGAGTGCGCCATTGCCGCGCCCCGTCGGCATCAATCGACACTTGGGGGAGTTGGTAAAGTTACACCCCCTCGCACGCTGGTGGCGTGGTAACCTTCCACACGCTCAACAACAGCTCGCACCCGGTCGCCCTGCGCAATCGCGCATTGGTCGCCGAGCGTCGTCTTCGCGACGTCACGGAGCAGCGCAGCCTCACAAGCTCCAGCTCCATCGAAATGCTTGTGGGCGCTTCGTCCGCATCGGGAGCCGTGGTCAACACCCAGACCGCCATGGGCGTGGCAGCGGTTACAGCATGCGTGGGCCTGCTCGCCGACATGGTGGCCATGATCCCGTGCCAACTGGTTCGCCGCACGGATCGAGGCGAAGAGTTGGTGCGCGACCACCCCGCCGCTTTCGCCATTGAGCGCCCCTGCGACCTGCACACCGCTTTCGAGTTGCGCCAACTCATGCAGACCGGCGCAGGCTTGGGCGGCAACGGATACGCCCGCATCCACCGCGACGGCTCGGGCCAGCCCGGCGAAATCGAGTGGCTTTCCCCTCTCGACGTGATGCCCCAGCGCATCATCGGCCAACGTTTTATCACTTACCGCGTCGCCAATGAGCGCGCCCTGCTCACCCGCTTCGATATTATCCACGTCCGCGCCCTCTCGACTGACGGCATCTCGGGCCGCTCTCCTGTTACCCTTCTGCGCGAATCCATTGGCACCAGCATCGCCCAGCGCGAGGCGTCGGGTTCGCTCATGAAGAACGGGGCACGCTTCAACGGCCTGATCGAAGCCCCTCCCGGAACCCGCAAAGAGCAGCTCGAAGACATCCGCAAGGAGTGGTCAACCAAGCACGAAGGCACGGGCAACGCGGGCCGCACGCCCGTCCTCTGGGGTGCTCAGTTTAAGCAAGTCGGCGGCATGAGTGCAGCCGATGCGCAACTGATCGAGTCCCGCCGCTTCGAGCTCCAGGAGATCGCCCGCCTTTACCGCATCCCTCCCGTCCTGATTGGCGACTCCACCGCCGCCACGAGCTTCGGCGCAGGTATCGAGCAGATGAATTTGGCGCTCTTGGCCTACTGCCTTAACCCGTGGCTGGTGAATTGGGAGCAGTCCCTCGATTACTCGCTACTCACCACCGACGAACTGCGCTCGGGGCTACGGTTCAACTTCGACCGCGAAGAGATCGCTGCCGTGGCACTCCAGGCCAAGGCCGCGTTCATCGCCTCCATGCGGACCACGGGAGTTTTCTCGCCCAACGATTCCCGCGAATGGCTCGGTTACACCAAGTCCGATGCCCAGGGCATGGACGACTACCGCGCCCCGCTCAACTCCTCCTCTTCGGGCTTCCCCTCGCCAGCCTCCGAACCCGCAGCCGACCCCCAACCCATTCCCGCCGCCACATGAGCACCGCACCCGCCCAATTTTCCGCCCCCACCATCGAGCGCCGTTTCACCACGGGGGCTGTCGAACTGCGCACCGAGGGCGAAGGTGCTGAAGCCAAGCGCCTCGTTCGTGGTTATGCCGCCGTGTACGCCTCCGACTCGGAGAACTTAGGCGGCGAGCAGTATCGCATGATCGAGCAGATCCAAGCCGGCGCATTCGATGACGTCCTCAAGGACGATGTGCGGGCGCTGTTTAACCATGACGCCAACCTGATCCTTGCCCGCTCCAAGGCGGGCGTCGGCACGCTCAAGATCGGCACCGACGCGCGCGGGCTTTGGTATGAGTTCGAGGCACCGGACACGCAGGCCGGGCGCGACCTCATGGTTTCCCTGGCACGCGGCGACGTCGACCAATCCTCGTTCGGTTTCACCGTAGGCAAGGACGGGCAGAAGTGGGTGGAGGAGTCACGCGATGGAATCACCACGGCCCGCCGCACGATCACCAAGGTTTCCCGTTTATACGACGTCTCCCCTGTTACCTATCCCGCCTATCCCGACGCCTCTGCCGCGCTCCGCTCACTCACCGAGCACCGCAGCGCGGCATCGGCCCCCGCACCTACGGCACCCGCCGACAACCAATTTCCGATCACGGGCGCGCAGGCCGCCCGACTCGGGCTTCAGATCAAGTAAGTCCTGCGCGCAAACCCGTCCCAACACCCAAAACACCCGCAATTATGTCCACTAAGAACATCATCAAAGAGCGCTCCGAGCGCACCATCAACCTCCGCAAGGAGGCGCAGACCCTCGACACCACCACCACCGAAGGCCGTTCCCGCCTTGACGCTATCTCCACCGAGATCGGCGACAATGACGCCGTGATCCACGCCGAAGCTCGCCGCCTACAGGTGGCCGGCGCTCAAGTTCCCCAGCTCTCCCAGGGCGAAGAGCGCAACGTCGCTGGCTTCGACATGGGCAAGCTCCTTCGCCACATGCACCGCAGCGCCAAGGGTGCCGCTGTGCAGCCCATCGACGGCGTCGAGGCTGAAATGATCCAAGAGGGCGAGCGCGAGGCCCGCGCCGCTGGCTTGGAGACCGGCGGTATCATGCTGCCCCGCATCCTCGTCCGCCGTGGTGCTCAAGGTGCCGAGCGCCGCGATATGACCGCTGGCACCGCTGGCGAAGGTGGCAACACCATCGCCACTGAAAAGCGCGGACTGCTGGATGACTTCTTCAACGCCTCCGTGATGCGCCAAGCTGGTGCCACCGTGCTCGAAGGCCTCACCGGAAATCTCGACTTGCCCCGCCTCATCGCTGGCACCAACCCTGCCAAGAAGACCGAGAACGCCGCCGCTGATGAAGTCTCGCCCACCACGGCGATGCTCTCCCTGTCGCCCAAGCGCCTCCCCGCTTACATCGACATCAGCGAGCTGCTCCTCAAGCAGTCCTCCAGCGCCATCGAAGCACTCCTTCGCTCGCACCTGACGAACCAGATGCTGGCCATTCAAGAGGCTGCCTTCTTCCACGGCACCGGCACCAGTGAGGCCACGGGCATCGTTGCCACCGCTGGCATCGGCTCGGTTGCCGGCGGCACCAACGGTCTCGCCCCGACCAATGCGCACATCATCGCCCTCGAAACCGCTGTTGATACCCAGAACGCGCTTCTCGGTAACCTGCGCTACGTCTCGAACGGCCAGATCCGTGGTAAGCTCAAGCAGACCCTGCGCAACCCGTCCGGCACTGATGCCAGCTACATCCTCGGCGATTCCGGCCTGATCAACGGCTACCAGCCGCTGTTCACCAACGCCGTGAGCCGCACGCTGGT